GGCGCATGGAGAAATCTTGCGTGTGATTCGCGATCAGTCGCAGGAGTCGCTTCCGGTTGATCCGATCACACTGATGGAGCGGTTCGAGCGGGAAGGACGCAAGGAGCTTGTGCAGCTCGTCAGCGATGTGACCAACAACGCTGCCACTGCGGTCCCGGACGTCGTTGCTCACGCGATTGTTGCCGCATGGCGCCGTAGGAAGGCCAAGGATATCGGCGCCTCGCTGATGGCCGCGAACGATGATAGCGCTGTGGATTCCGCCATTGCCGCATTGATGGCTCTCCATGCAGTCGAGCAGAACCACGAATTCGACGCCAAGGGAGCGGCCAAAGCGGCTTTCGCAGAGCTGCAGCGAATCCACGAGGCGGGAGGCAAGCTACCTGGAATCACAACCGGCTTGATCGACTTAGACGAAAAGCTGGGCGGCTTTCATCCGGGTNNGGCTCGCGCTGCGGCGAAGGCCGCCAATCCAGTGGGCATGATCTCGGGGGAGCAGCCCGTCGAGCAGGTATCTACCCGTCTGATCGCCGCGAGCGCGAAGGTGGATGCAAAAAAATTTCGGACAGCAAAGTTCGAGGAAGGAGAGTGGAACCGGGTGTACGCGGGCACGAGTGAGATTGCGAGCCTTCCGATCTGGTTCCTCGATCGCTCATCACCGTCCCTGGCCGAGGTGTACCGGGTAGCGCGCCGATGGAAGCACAAACACGGAATCGCAGCGCTCTATGTCGATTACCTGCAGCGCATCCAGGGTGATGGTGAGCGCCGTTATGAGCAGGTCAGCATGGTCACTCGTGGACTGAAGAATCTTGCACGCGATCTTGGCATCCCCGTCATCGCGCTTGCACAGGTAGGTCGCGGCGTAGAGGGACGTTCTGACAAACGTCCGCGCATGTCAGACCTCTCGGACTCGGGCGAGATTGAGAAGGAAGCCGACCAAGTTTTCCTGATCTATCGCGAAGGCTACTACGACGAGGCGAAGCCGCAGAACGAGGCTGAAATCATCGTGGACAAGAACCGTCATGGAGCTACGGGCACGATCAAGGTCGCATGGCACGGCGAAACGATGACGTTCGGAAATTTGGCGCTTGACGACCCTTGGAATGTGTCATGACCACTACCTTCTGCAAATGCCGCCATGCGCATCCGATTTCAGCGCTTCCGCAATCTCAGTGGGGTGATGCGATCAAGCGCATACCAGAAACGTGTGCACATCCAGACGAATGCGACGAACGGCATCAAGGCTGTCGCGCCGTCTGCCGAGAATACTTGCGCGTGATGTTCATCCGAGCGCGCGAGGTCAACCGAATGAAGAAGGAAAACCGGACATGGCGATAAAGAATCTGGCGAGGGAGGCTGCGTGATGGCTGATGAGTTTGACCTTTCGGATTGCCCGCACTGCGGAGGTATAGCGGCAGTCGAAATATGCCGCGAGCCGGTCTATGTTGATAGGGGCGACGAGAACGATGCCTTCTATGTGTGCTGCAGCATGTTTCGCGGCGGCTGCGGCGCGAGGGGCGGCTACCGGAAACACAAAGCCGACGCAGTGAGCGTATGGAATTGTCGCGATACCAAGGACGCCGCATGACCTTCCGCCGCGCCATAGGCCAGCCAACGGATCGCCAGCAAGATGAACAGGACCGCATCCGCGCGATTGGCTGCATCGCGTGCCTGCTGCGTCGAGTCGATGGCGTGAATGCGTCGCTTCATACGCTGGCCGAGATTCACCACATCACGCGCAATGGGATGCAGATGGGGCAAGACGCGGTGTTACCACTTTGTGGATTTCATCATCGCGGCCAGCCGTTTACCGACACTCTCGCAACCGCCGAGGCATGCCGCCGCGAACTTGGTCCGTCACTGGCCGAAGGATCAAAGGCATTCTTCGCATATTTCGGCACCGATCAATCGTTGCTCAACCTTTGCCGCTGGATGGCTGGACTTGATCCCGTCGAGATCCCTGACCGTGCGCAGAGGAAAGCAAAGGGGAGCACGCGCAGGCCGTCGAAGGTGCTTGCCGCATGAGAATGATCGCCAACAGCCAGGAATCGCTGCAGCGCGCCTTGGGCGATATTCGGCAAGAGTGGGCTCGAAGCAGATATCTGCGCATCGAGGTGAGGGCAGGCAGGTCTCGCAGCCTGAAGCAGAACAACCATTCTCACGCTTGGTACGAGCAGCTTGCCCGCGAGTTGCCCGAGTTTGACGCGTTGCGGTGGAAGTGCTTCTGCAAGCTCCACTTCGGCGTGCCCTTGATGCGTGCCGAGGAATCGGACTTCCGAGAGATGTACGACCTAAAGCTCAAGGGCTTCCCCTACGAAACCAAGCTGCTGCTGATGGAGTGGGTGCCAGTGACGAGCCTGATGACCAAGAAGCAGCTACAGACTTACGAGACAGCTATGCAAACACACTTTCTGGAGCACGGCGTGAGCCTTGAATATCCAAACGACGAGAGGGCCGCAGCATGACCATTAGCCGATACTTTGAACGTCTTCGCCGAACGCAGAAGCGCCGAGAGCTTGCTGAAACAAGGCGGACTCAGCGCGACAGAATGCCAGAAGAGACGGCGGGCGAGTGGGCCGAGCATCTTGCTCGGTTGTCACCACCAGCGCGCCAGCGGTACTTCCAGAACGTTCCGCATCATTTGAAGCGCGAGACGGCGATTTTGCTCACGAACATGGTGCGGGAGGCTGCATGAAAACCCCCGCTACTCAGTTGACCCTTCGCGAGATGCGCAAGCGCGGCTATACAGCGTTCGTCGTGGAACGGTGGGATGCGTTCGCGAAGCAGCGGCTCGATCTATTCGGATTCGCGGACATCCTTTGCCTCGGCGACGGCGAAGTGGTTGTGGTGTAGACCACCAGCCGATCAAACATGTCATCGCGCATCAAGAAGATTTCCGAGCACGAGAACGTGGCGGCTGTGAGGAAGGCGGGGATACAAATTTTGGTACACGGATGGGACAAGCCAGATCGGTTCTATCGCTTGAAAGAAGAGGACATTTCGTAATGGAATCGTTCGCCAGACAGTTCGCAATCTCAGCGCATTTTGGGCAGAAGCGAAAGTACACGGGGGAGGCGTATATCGCACATCCTGCTGCAGTCGTCGAGCTGGTGCGCAGCGTCCCGCATGACTGGGAAATGCTATGCGCTGCTTGGCTGCACGATACCGTCGAGGATTGCGGGGTTGAGTATCAATCTATCGAGGGCATGTTTGGCGGGGATGTGGCCGAGCTAGTTGAGATGCTCACGGACGTTAGCCGCCCAACCGATGGTAACCGCGCAGCACGAAAGGCTGTTGACCGAGCGCATACGGCCAAAGCGTCGCCGCGAGCCAAGACGATCAAGCTGGGTGACTTAATCGACAATTCCCGTTCGATCATTGCATCCGATTCTGATTTCGCGCGAATGTATCTGAACGAGAAACGGATGTTGCTTGAAGTGCTTAGCGATGGTGATCCTACGCTGCACGCCATTGCCTCAAAGATCGTCACCAACGGATTGGAGCTGCTGGGATGATCTTCCTGCAAGACGGCCTAATCGAGTTCTTCATTTCGCAGGGGGCGAGTCGTTCTGTTGCGGAAGACCTGGCGACGGAATTTGCCGAGAAGGCAGCTAGGGCGATCGAGCGCGAACGTAGGGAGTTGAAGATCGCCGATCTATTCTCGCGCGGCAAAAGTTACGGCGTTATCGCTCGCGATGCGGGGTGCAGCAAATCGACCGCTCATGATGTGGTGAAGAAATCGTTCGGAACTTAGATTAAATCCGAACGCCGTCTAATCTAAATTGAATGGGAGAGTTTTGCGCGGAGGGCGCAATGGAAAGACAGGACTAGATGGCTCGACCGGACAATCTTTGCCATGACCCGGACTGGATGGGTGACGAAGAAAACACCTTTCCGGAGCTGAATTTCGGCGAGGCGCCCAGGGCGGTACGAATCGATCGGCGACAATTAGAGGCGCTTGTGGAGTACGGCGACTAAAGAGCTTGCCGGTACAGCGTACGGAGTCCCCGGTGTAATTGGGGCGGAATTCTGGGCCAGAACAGGCCGGCATCGAATGAAAGACACCCGGCAGTTGCCCGCCGGGTGGTGGAACTCAGTGTAGTGACTGATAGATGGTTATCAGGCTCGCAATAAGGTTTGCCAGCCATCCTACGGCCAGCAGTACCTACAAAGCAGCCCTTTTGTCGAATCGCAGCATGGCGTTCTCCATTGGGGTTGGCGAGCAAAGATCAAGAAGGCGTGCCGCCCGCACTCACGCGGGCGAATCGTACAACAAGAACATCGGCGGCAGTCACGGCGTACAAACGGGGCTGGAAAGGAAGGGCAACCCAACCGTTCCGCCGATATGACTTTGGAGACGCAATGACAGTTTTCGACATGATCGACTACGCAGTGCGAATCATTGAGGTTCGCGGCCCGAATGGGCAGAGCGTTGAAGATGTTGTGAAAGAAATTCAGGAAGCGATTGACGCTGCCGTAAAGCGCGAACAACGCAAGCTGAACTGAACAGCGCAACGCAAGAGTGCGCAAACCCTCCCCCGGTAGGGCGCGGACAACCGGGCCAAATCAAGTCGCCAAGCATGCTCGAATCGTCTCCGTAGGATGTGCATGCCGTGAAATCTCACGGCTAGACGTGCGAGGCGCATCTATTCGATATCTATTCAAAACAAGCCGGAAACGGCGTTCCATTGCGGTTTTATCTATTCGCGGAGACGGCGAAGATGGGCAAATACTTTCTGCTTGGCGTTGTGTTGGTGGCGCTGAATTTCACAGGCGTCATTAGCATTCCTTGGGCTTGGGCGTTCGCGCCGTTCTGGATTCCGGCGGCCCTGATCGCGTTCGTGCTTAGCGTGTTCGTGATCGCGTGCACCGCGTTCGCAACCCTGGCGCCGATACTGGCGGATAAGATTGAAGAGATGGCCGACGCCGAATGAGCATTTTCGGCCACGAGGATTCCGAGCGCAGCCAGTTCCCTATGTGGGACGGCCTAATCTCGTATTTCCCTAGTGCCTTGGCCGGAGTGGCTCGCGTTTCGCTTGAAGGGAATAGAAAGCACAACCCAGGGGAGCCGCTTCACCACGCGCGCGGCAAGTCCACGGACCATCTGAACAAGATCATCCGGCACCTGATGGACGGTGACTATGATGAGGCCGCTTGGCGCTGTCTGGCACTATCACAGGAAGAGTACGAGCGTCGAGGTGCGCCCATCGCTCCTGGTGCTCGGCTGGAGCCAAAAAGCGAGTTGCCCATTGGATCGGCTGACGAACTGGCCGACTCTCTGCGCCACCCGATGAGCGTTGCCGGCGAGGAATGATGCGACTACTGACGGTTGATATCGAAACGCGCCCGATCGAAGCATTCGCTTGGGGGCTTTGGAATCAGAACATCGGCATCAACCAGATTCGTGACCCTGGTGCGTTGCTTTGTTTCGCAGCCAAGTGGCACGGTAAGAAGAATGTGCTGTTCTTTAGCGAATGGGAACACGGCCGCGAGCAGATGGCGCGTGAACTTCATCGACTGCTTGACGAGGCCGATGCCGTCATCGGGTGGAATTCCGACAAGTTCGATCTACGTTGGGTCGCGGCACAGTTTCTTGAATTCGGGCTTGCAAAGCCATCGCCGCTTGCAAAGATCGACCTGATGAAGTCGGTCAAGCGCCAATGCTACCTACCAAGCTACAAGCTCGACTACGTTTCGCAATGGCTTGGCATTGGGCGCAAGGTTCAGACAGGCGGCTTCGAATTATGGCGAGACGTTTTGGATGGCTGCGGTAAGGCTCGTGCCAAGATGCGCCGATACAACATTCACGACGTGCGCCTGACTGAGCAAGTCTTTGACAGGCTTAATGCAAGGGGATGGGTGCTTGGGCTACCCAACGCATCAATCGGGGGCGGCGCGTGTTGCAGCAATCCAACATGCGGTAGTGAGCGATTGCAGGCACGCGGTTTCCAGGTCACGAAGACGCGCCGTTACCAGCGCTTTCAGTGCCTGGATTGCGGAACCTGGTCGCAATCTGTTCGCAGCGAAGTACGCGGCGCCGAAATCAAGGCGATTGCGGCGTGACAGAATTTCAGGCTGACGATGATGCAGGCTGGGAGCAGGGAACGTGGCTGGCCGAAGGTGAGCTTTATCTCTACCCAGATACAGTCAAGATAGGCGGCCACAACGTTTTCTGCGTCGCAATGGTTGGCGGCGATGTTTATCTAGGAAGCCCTGACGACATGAAGATGCACAAGCTCGAAGTCGTCAAGGGCATGACAATCACGAAAGAGTCGGTGGCAGCCATTCGCCCGAAGCTCGCAGCAAAGCAGGAGTAAGGGGAATGCAGCAGATAGCCGACCATCCGATGACATTTGACGCCGTGAAGGCGGTTCCGGCCGTAGGTGTTTCAGCATCGTACTTTTGGAACATCACGTTGCCCGATTTCATCTAGATTTGCACGGCGATCTACGCATTCGGCCTGGCTTGCCAAATGGCAGTTCGGGCATACCGTTGGTACAAGGCACGCCGAGCCGGTAACTCGGATCAGTGACATGTCGCTGAATACCAGAGTGGCGGCAATTTTTGGCGCGGCATCATTGATGCTCGCTGGCGCGCTTGCGACATAGCACGAGGGTACGCGTTACGTCGCATACCAGGATGTCGGTGGCATCTGGACAATCTGCGAGGGAGACACGCACAACGTCAAGCGTGGGGATACTGCGACGCGACAAGAGTGCGACGAGCGCCTCCAGAAGAACCTGATCGCTGCGAGTTAGGCATTTGATCGCTGCGGCAGTCCGAACGTGAGCGTCTTCGAGCGCGCTGCTTACCAGGATTTCATTTTCAATGCCGGCGAAGGGAATTTCTGTAGCTCCACGATGGCAAAAAAGCTGAGATCTGGCGATCGGAAAGGAGCGTGCTCTGAGTTCGATCGCTGGATGCGCGCCGACGGCAAAGACTGTCGTATTGCCGCGAATAACTGTATGGGCATCGTGAAGCGCCGACAAGACGAGCGCGAGCTTTGCATGTTGGGACTTAACTGAGGAACGATCATGTTCGGATTCATTCTTGGCCTGATTCTTGGCGCCGCCGCGGCAAAGTACGGCCCGGCTCTCGTTGCGAAGTACAGGGGCAAGCAGCCGTAATGCTGAGTCTTTGGGCGAAGGTTCGCGGCTGGTGCGTCACCATTGGCGCCGTCCTTCTCGGCGTGTTGATGGCTGTCATTTTCGCTTTCCGCAAGGGCAGCGCTACGGCTGCGGCCAGCATCGAGGCGTCCTAGACTCGCGCGGTCAATGACGCGTTGGTGAAGCAGACGACGATTGTTGAGCAAACGCAGGCATTGCCTCCTGGCGCTGCCGCGAAGGAACTGGCGGACAAATGGTCAAGAGACTGACTGTTGCCAAGGCGGCAACGGTCGTTGCCTTTTCGGCAGTGATCGCCGGCTGCAATCTGTTGCCCATGCGCACCATACACGACGAATGCGTGATTGATCGTCCTGTCAGGCTAACCAAGGCCGAATTCCTTGCGCTGAGCGACGAAAGTGCCAAGCAGATTTTGCAGCACAACGAGACAGGCGCGAACGTTTGCGGTTGGAGGAATAAGTGAGTGTCATCTTTGTCTTCTTCGGAATTCTATCGTTCGTTTGGGCAGTACAAGAATTCAGCGGGCGATGTGTAACTGGAAGAATTGTTGTTGGCCTTCTATGGGTGATCAATGGTCTTTCATTGCTGTCGGCCGCGGCCGAATGGTTGAAATGAACGGTCGAGGTGACGGCTAAGTGAGCAAGACGTATCGCCGCAGCGCTGATGGCAAAAAAGACAAGCGCGAGTTTTCGGGCGGATGGGGCAAGACTGAAAGCGGCATCCGCAAGTAGGACAGACGCAGGGAGCGGCACGAGTGGAAGCGGGTTGTGGAGACGAAGTGGTAGACGTGAACGATCCGCAGCGCGCAGCCGAAGAAGCTGTGGAGCAGTTGGGCCATCGCGTAGTGTCGATCTTCGACCCTCAACGCGGCGTGCTGAAACTCTTCATTGATCCGACTGAATGGATGAGTCCTGCGAGCCTTGAGCGAGCGGACGACGAGTACCGAATGATGCGCGTGTTGCGCTGAGATATATGGAAACGTGGCCGAGAGGCCGAAGGCAGCCGCTTGCTAAGCGGTAGCTCCGAAAGGAGCCGTAGGTTCGACTCCTACCGTTTCCGCCAAGACAACTGGGGCGAGGTGTAATGGCTTTGCACGCGCGGCTCTAACCCGCTGAGGACTCGGCTCGATTCCGAGCGCCCCTGCCAAATTCGTGGAGACGACAAATGTACTTGCATGACTGGGCCGGAGAAGATGGATTCCGCTCGATGGTCTTCGATTTCGAGGGGTGCTCGTATGGCGCATCATCAGAATGTGACGCAGCTCTCCGTGACGAGAAGTATCAAGGAATCAATGTTCTTCTCGCCAGCTATACGTACCAAGATTACTCCGGAAGCGCTTTCGTACTGTTCGAGCGTGGCGGACAGCTTTTTGAAGTACACGGAAGCCACTGCTCTTGCTATGGACTTGAGGATCAATGGACGCCAGAAGAGGTGACGCTTGAATCTCTCTGGCATCGTCTTGACAAGGGCGAGCTGGGAAAAAGCTACAACGGAAACGAGTTCGTGAATGAGCTGCGGGACGTGCTGAGTCAGTACGAATCCAGTTGCGATATCGCCAAGCGGTAAGGCATCGGTCTTTGACACCGACATGCGCAGGTTCGATCCCTGCTGTCGCTACCAGTATTTTGAACGAAAGGTAACTAGGCGCATCACACAGTGCGACCTTATGCGATAAATGGCAAAGGGAAAGAAAACTGGCGGTGGTTCCCGTAAGGGGGTGCCCAACAAGATCACGGGCGATGTTCGCGCGATGATCCTTGGCGCGCTTGATGCTGCCGGCGGCATGGAATACCTGCGCAAGTAGGCCGAGCAGAATCCCGGCCCGTTTATGACGCTAGTTGGCAAATGCTTGCCGAAAGAGATCACTGGCGCGGATGGCGCTCCGCTGATTGGGCCAACGGTAATCGAGATTGTGGCTGCGAATGTCGGAACGAGCGAGGATTGAGTTACCGCCTAAGCTGGTTCCGGTTTTCTCCAAGCCGCGCGGCGCTGCGTAGTATCGAGGGGCGTACGGCGGCCGAGGGTCCGGCAAGAGTTTCAGCTTTGCTGAGATGGCGGCAGTGTGGGGATATGCAGAACCATTACGCATTCTGGCGACGCGTGAGCTGCAGGTTTCGATCAAGGAAAGTTTCCACGCCGAGCTGAAGGCGGCGATTGCGTCAGTTCCTTGGTTGGCTGCGCATTACGATGTGGGTGTTGACTACCTTCGCGGCCGGAACGGCACGGAGTTAATTTTTCGCGGCTTGCGGCACGGCATAGGCTCAATCAAGTCGCTTGCGAAGATCGATCTGACGATTGTAGAGGAAGCGGAGGACGTTCCCGAGGCATCGTGGCTCGCGCTTGAGGCCACCGTGTTCCGGCAACCCAAGTCGGAACTGTGGTCTATATGGAACCCGAGCCTAGATGGCTCTCCGGTCGATAAGCGGCTGCGCAAGAATCCGCCTCCGGGCGCACTGATCGCTGAGCTGAACTGGTCAGACAACCCGTACTTTCCGAAGAACATGGAAATTCTTCGGCGGCGCGAACAGGAACGGCTTGACCCGAACACGTATGCGCACATCTGGGAAGGCGCATATCTCACAAATAGCAGCGCGCAGGTTTTCGCCAACAAGTATCGCGTCGCTGAGTTTGAGCCGGAGGAAGGCTGGAGCGGCCCATATCAGGGGATGGACTGGGGATTTGCGCAAGATCCGACCGCGGCGGGGCGTTGGTCCGCGATGATGTGCTCTACGTGGAACACGAGGCGGTCAAAGTCGGGCTAGAGCTAGATCACACGAAGGATTTTGTGTGCTCAAGGATTCCTGGCTTTGAAAAGTATGTCACGCGCGCTGATAGCGCACGGCCTGAATCGATCAGCTACGTTCAGCGCCACGGGCTGCCGCTTGTCACAGCAGTGGAGAAGGGTAAGGGAAGTGTCGAGGACGGCATTGCGCACATGCGCAGCTACAAGGAGATCGTCATTCATCCGCGCTGCGTGGAGACGATCAAGGAATTCCGGTTGTACAGCCACAAGGTTGACCGACTAAGTGGCGATGTTTTGCCCGACATCTTGGACGCCTACAACCATTGCATCGACCAAATCCGCTATGCCCTCCAACCGCTGATGAAAAAGACCATGGCAATTGACCTCCCGCTGAAAACCATCTGGTGACATGAAAGATACCGTCGAATTTTCCCGCGCTGAGTACGTCGCCAATCTGGACTTGTGGCGCATGGTTTCGGACGCGTGCGCGGGCGAAGCGGCGGTGAAGTCGCGCGGCGATGACTATCTGCCAAGACCGAATCCGTGCGACAAATCGCCCGATGCTGAGGCTCGGTATAAGGGATACATTCAGCGCGCGGTCTACTACAACGCTTGCGGCCGCACGCTGTCCGGTCTCGTGGGCTTGGCGTTCGCAAAAGACCCCACGATCGAAGCGCCCGGGAAGATCGAATACCTGCTCGAAGACGCCGACGGCGCAAGGCTTCCTCTGGCGTAGAGTGCCGCATGCACCATGTCAGAAGTCCTCAAGACGGGCCGTGCTGGCGTCATGGTCGATTTTCCGAACCGGGATACCGTGGCAACGGCGCAATAGGTTGCTGCTGGCGAGGCTCGGGCGACGCTGCAGTTTTACCCTGCGCAGTCGATCATCAACTGGCGCAGTGAGCGCATCGGTGCTTCGTTGGTCCTGACACTCGTCGTCCTGCGCGAGATCGAGCAGAAATGGGACGAGTTCGGCATGACCTCGGACACGATTTACCGTGTCTTGCGACTTCAGGATGGCGTCTACTGGCAAGAGGTTTGGCGCACTGATAACACGGATGCGACCGGGAAAAAGGTTTACTAGCTCGACGAGCTATTCATCCCAACAGACGGCAACGGCAATTCGTGGAACGAAATTCCCTTTGCTTTCGTAGGCTCGGTAAGCAACCACGCCGATATCGAAACGCACAATTGGGTCGCGACAAGCGTTCCCTATACCACGATGTCGCCGATGTATGACATCGCGGTGCTGAACCTGGCGCACTATCGCAACAGTGCCGACTTCGAGGATAGTGTTTTTCTTTGCGGCCAGCCGCAGCCCTGGATGAATGGTTTGGACGTGGAATGGCGCGATAAGTTGCTTGCCTCTGGCATCACGCTTGGCTCACGCACGCTCCTGCCGCTGCCGGTTAACGGCCAGTTTGGCCTAGCGCAGGCAAATCCAAATCAGCTCGTCGCCGAGGCGATGAAGCACAAGGAAGACCAGATGCGCGCCTTGGGCGCCAAGCTCATCCAGCCTACGCTGGGATCGCGTACGGCCACGCAGGCGAACCACGAAGCCAGCAATGACAATTCCGTTCTCTCGCTAGTCTGTGACAACGTGAGCGCCGCCTATGCAAAAGCGCTGTCGTGGGCTGCGCAGTTCATGGGCGAGATCGGCGATACAGATTTTTCCATCGACACACAGTTCAGCGTCAATCCGCTGGATGCCCAAAGCATCACCGCAGTCGTTCAGGCGTGGCAGGCAGGCGCAATCCCGGCAACTGACCTTTGGGGTTCGCTTCGCAAGATGGCCGTGATTGACCCGCAGAAATCCGACGAGGAAATCAGCGCTGAACTGGCTGGCGAGCAACCCACTGCGCCGAGCGCAGAGGAACTGGCCGCAATGACGCCGACACAACAGAATTCCGTGGCTGAGCCACTAACGAGCGCTTGAGGCGCAATGCAATGTTGAAATACGAATTGGAAACCATCGACGAACTCGACGACGCCGTAAAGGCGCTTTACACGAAAGCTGACGACGGCAAGTTTCGTCTAGGCGTGGAAGGTCTGCCGCAACCGTAGGGCGGTGACGAGCTGACCGGGCTGAAACGCAAGGTTTCCGAACTGCTGGACGAAAAAAAGAAGGCTGACAAGGCGAAAAAGGACTCCGAAGAGGCCGCAAAAAAGGCGCTTGAGGAAGCGGCCAGAAAGTCGGGCGATGTGCAGGCGCTTGAAAAGTCGTGGTCCGAAAAGCTGACGGCTCGCGAAACCGAGCTGAGCAGCCAGATTGCGAAACTTGACGGCTCTCTCCGCGATGTTCTAGTTGAGAGCGTGGCAAAGGGTCTAGCCGCAGAGATCGCGATTCCTGGCAGTGCCAACGTACTGCTGCCGCACATCCGTGCACGGCTTGCGGTGGACTACGTGGACGACAAGCCGGTTACGCGCATTCTTGACGCGGCCGGAAAACCCAGCGCTTCGACGCTGGAAGACTTGAAAAACGAATTTGCTGGCAATGCGGCCTTCGCGCCGATCGTTGCTGGCACAAAAGCATCGGGCGGCGGGGCTGCTGGTGCGGGACGCGGCGGGGCTGGCGTCAAGAGCATGACACGAGCTGATTTTGATGCACTCGACCCGATCGCAAAGGCTGACTACGCCAAGCGCATCGCCAAGGGTGAAGCGCGGCTCGTTTGACCCATCAACCCGCGCCTAAATCGGGCGCATTTTCCAATCTATCGGAGTTTCAATCATGGCAAATGGCCTGAATAGTCTTATCCCTTCGCTGTACGAATCGCTCGATATCGTTTCGCGCGAACTCGTCGGCTACATCCCGTCCGTGGCGCTTGACGCCTCTGCTGCTTAGGCGGCCGTCGGCCAGTCGGTTACGGTTCCCATCACCCCCGCCTCGACCGCCTCGGATATCACTCCTGGCATGTAGTTTCCTGCGCAGGCTGATCAGACGATCGGCAACACGGTCATCCAGATCACCAAGTCTCGCTCCGTCCCGTTCTCGTGGGCTGGCGAAGAGCAGCGCGGCCTGAATGCGAACGGCCCTGGCTACAACAACATCCGCCGCGACCAGATCACGCAGGCGATGCGCACGCTGTGCAACGAGGTCGAAGTTGACCTTGCGCTGGCTGCGGCACAGGGTGCTTCCCGTGCCTACGGTACGGCTGGCACGACCCCTTTTGCGTCCGACTTGTCGGCCACGGCCAACGTTCGCAAGATTCTCGCGGACAACGGCGCGCCGATGGCTGATCTGCAGCTCGTCATCGACACGACTGCCGGTGCAAAAATGCGCACACTCACGCAGTTGACGAAGGCCAACGAAGCGGCTGACGATTCGCTGCTGCGCCAGGGCGTGTTGCTCGACGTGCATGGCTTTGCCATCCGCGAGTCGGGCAATGTGAAGGTTGTGACGGCGGGTTCTGGCGCGAGCTATGCGGTCAACGGCGCTACGGCGGCAGGTTCGACCAGCATCGTGCTCAAGACGGGCACTGGCGCGGTTAACGCGGGTGACGTGATCACGATCGCGGGCGATAGCAATCAGTATGTCGTGACGTCTGGCGTCAGTGCTCCGGGTACGATCACGATCGGTGCGCCAGGCCTCCGTCTCGCGGCTGCTGACGGCGCTGCGGTCACGGTGGTTGCGTCTCACACGGCCAATGCCGCGTTCCAGCGCAATGCGATTGTGCTCGTTTCGCGCGCTCCGGCCTTCCCGCAGGAAGGCGATCTGCGCCTCGACAGCACGACCATCACCGATCCGCGCTCGGGTCTTTCGTTTGAAGTCTCGATGTGGCCTGGTAACCGCATGGTGCAGTACCAAATTGCCCTTGCGTGGGGCGTGAAGGTCATCAAGCCGAACCATGTCGCGTTGCTGCTTGGTTGATTGCCATGAAAGGCACTCATAAAGCACCCATGGGCGGTTACCATCAGGGGCATGCGCGGCCAGGGGCAAAGCATGTCATTGGCGGGGCGCACCAAGGCCATGCAAAGGCGGTGTCTTATCCCCGCCCGCATGGCGTCAAGGGCGCATCCCAACAGCGCGGGCCGCATGGTCATTTCGCTTGAGTGAATCTGGCGAGCGGGGGAAATCCTCGCTCGCCATTCTCGGAGATCTGATATGGAAGGCGTTTTGGAGACGGTGAAAGTTGTCGGTGGCGATGGGTACATCATCATCAACAAGTCCGATCTGACGGACGAGCATGTGCTTTATGGCGAAGACGAGAAGGCCGAGGACAAGCCTCGCCGTGGCCGTCCGCCGAACAAGAAGGATTGACGATGGCACTTGTGCCTGAAGATGGCAGTGACGTTCCCGGAGCGGATACCTATGCTTCGCTGGCAGACTTCGCCACGTTCTGCACTAATTTCGGATATACGATTCCGCCGAGCGGGGCGCAGGAAGGCGTATTGCTCCGTTCTGCCTAGGCAATGAACCAAATGCGATGGGTCGGCAAGCGTACCTATGCTGATCAGTCGCTTGCATGGCCGCGTACAGACGCATGGCCGAAGTTTGACGGAACCGCAGCGGTTCCAGTGAATGCGATCCCGCGCGAAATCTTCCTCGGGCAGATGCAATACGCCTTGGAGCTGTACGCGCAGGACACAAACCCGGCCGTGGTGCCGGGGACTGTCGGGCCGATCGCGGAGAAGTCGGAAGCGGTTTCAGGCGCGGTATCTCGCACGATCCGCTATGACAATTCGGGGCGAGTGTTGCCGCCTTCACCGTTCGCGAAATCGAACATGTTGTTTTCCGCTTTCCTCGCGAATAGCGGAATGACCGGAATTGTGAGCCGCGCGTGAGCTTCTACGATGAAATGAAGGCTGTCGCCGATGAATTGCTTGGCCCAGCTTCTGAATTCGCGCAAGGCACCTTGCTACTTCGCCGTCAGACTCCTGGAACCGGTCCCGCTTGGGACCCAGGTCCGCCAACGAATACGGACTATCCGCTGTCAGGTGTAGCGAGTGGCCTGGACCAGAACGAACCCGCGACACTGATTGCCATATCCGACACGGTGTTGACGATCGAGGTGCCGCCAGTAGAGCCAACACTGGCTGACAAGGCAGTTGTAGATGGGCTTGAGTGGCAGATCGCGAAGATTGATCGCATCCCGAAGGCCGGGACTGCGGTGGCATACAAAATCTACCTGAAGGCATGACGTGGCTGTAAACCCCCAAGACATCGTTGCCGAGCTTGACCTACAGCAGCCGCGCATTCGAGATGTGTTCTTCGAGATCGTACGGCGTCTTGTCGATATCGCGACGATAGCCAAGATTGAGGCACTCATTGTCGCTAGGCGTATAGCTGACATTCCGGCAATGCTTCGCATTGGTCCGTCAGCATTATCGCCTTTGATCGAGGCAATCCGGCGCGCGCTGACAGCTGGCGGCGACATGGCGGCGAAGTCGATCAACGTTCCCGGCGCAGGCGCAATCGTCCACTTCGACATGCGCAACACGGCAGTCGAGAACTGGTTGCGAGATCACGGTGCCGAGTTGGTGAAGTAGGTTACCGATGACCAGATCGCCGCGATTCGCCTCGCAATCCAGAAGGGCATCGAGGCAGGCCGCAATCCGCGCAACATCGCGCTCGACATCGTTGGCAGAATCGACAAGATCAACAAGCCGAGTTCCTCGCGAACGCGCGGGCCGAACTGGAGAAGCTCGACCCTGTCTATTTCACACGCAAGCTGCGGGACGCTCGATTCGACAGCATGATCCGCCGAGCGATTGAGAAGGGCGAGCCGTTGAGCGCGACTGACATCGACCGAATCATGGCAAGGATGGCTGATCGGGCTTTGATGCTGCGCGGCGAGACGATCGCGAGGACTGAAGCTCTGGCCGCTTTCAACGCTGGGCGTGATCTTGCGATGCAATAGGCGATCAACGATGGAACGGTAGACGCTCAGAACGTAACGGTAACCTGGCAAACCGCGCATGACTCCCGTGTCCGCGAGTCGCACCGCGAGATGCAGGGGCAGAAAATCGCTCTCGGTGGCACATTCGTTTCGCCGACAGGCGCAAGGATGAAATTTCCGGGGGACACGAGCCAAAACGCCGGGCCTGCGGATGTCATCAATTGCCGATGCGTGGCAAGTTACAAGGTCGATTGGCTCGCGCAGACGCTTAGCAAACCGCAGGAGTTCGCGAATGCCGCTTGATTTTGCTGCGCAGATCGATGCGTGGGTGCGCAAGTCCCAGGACCGCACCAAAGCCGTATTGTAGGAATCGGCAGCTCGGTTGATCGAGGATGCTCAGACTGTCGGGCCGAGCGTCAAAAACCCGAGCAACGGCGCTGGTGGCAAGATGCCAGTGGACACTGGCTTCCTTCGCGCAAGCATGGCGGTTTCATTCGATGGCATGCCGAGCGGCCCGAGTCGCGGCGACCAGAAGACGGCCTATGCGTATGATGATGCACAAGTGACGCTGAAACTCGCTGGCGTCGAGGTCGGGAAGACGATCTATGCCGGGTGGACTGCCGAATACGCAATCTATTCCGAGGAACGCTACGGATTCTGCCGCAGCGCAGCCCAAAACTGGCAGAACCACGTTTCCGCAGCAATCGCAGACGCCAAGGCGCAGTACCCGTGAGCAACAACACCGACATCTACAACGCCTTTGCGGCGATTGTTGGCACCTACGCGGCGTCGAAAAGCCTGCCAGTGGCATGGCCGGGCGTCAATTTCACGCCGCCCGCGACTGGCGCATGGCTCGAAGTCGCATGGTTCCCGAATCAGTCGAAAGACATGGGCTTTGGGAACGACTTCTCTCAGGATCGCGGCTTCGGCTAGGTGTCATGCTGCGCACGTCCAGGCGTGGGCGTTGTGGGCATTCTTGCGACGGCTGACGACATTGTTTCGCTGTTCCCCAAGTCCACCCCGCTCGGGTTCGGCTACGTCGAGATGAAGCCGTGGATTTCGACGGTACTGCAAGGAACAGATCGAGTGAGCGCGCCAGTCACGGTTCGCTATGTAGGCAATCTTGCGCCTTGAAGCAACAAAAGAATATCGGGGCGTGCACGTCCCGCAAGCGGTTGTCATCTGGCAACTGAAACCCGCCGAAAGGCACCATCGATGGAGTTTTTAACATGAGCAATCCAACCACTTACGCTGGCGCACACGTCGCTATTTGCACCACCCCGCAGAACAACGACCTCGCGGTCAGTGTTGGTCCGGTCTAGTCGGCACCGGCCACCGCCACGACTGGCGGCACGGTTCCGGCTGGCACTTACTACATCGTCGTAACGGCGATCCTGCCGAGCGGCGAATCGGCCAAGTCGGGCGAACAGTCGCAGGTCACCACGGGTTCGACCTCGACACTGACCGCGAACTGGGCGGCTGTCACTGGCGCCACTGGCTATAACGTCTACATCGGCACCGCGACCGGCGCCCAGAACCTTGTCGCCACCGTTGGCAACGTCCTGACCGATACGCTGACTGCGTTGCCGACGACTGCCGGCACCCCGCCTTCGGGCGCCGCGGCTTCGTCCCTGACCTACATCCCGATCGCTAAGGTCGGCCAATTGGGCCAGTTCGGCTACAAGACGAACATGATCTCGTACAAGGTCTTCGATCGTCTGCTCGACCTCAAAGCGAAGGGCTCGACTGATGGCGGCTCGCTCACCATCGAGTGCGCGACCGACAAGGCTGATCCTGGCCAGCTCGCAGCGAATGTGGCGGCAAATCCCGGCGTCGCGGACAACTACGCGTTCAAGATCACGTATGCCAACGGTGACGTTGACTACGTGCGCGGTCCGATCGGCGGCCCGGAAAGCAAGGGCGGCAACAATGAATCGTTCCGAGTCAGCGTCTACACCGTTGGCGTGAACCAGCTGATCCAGTAACGATCAAGGCGCGGCATAGGTCAGAGTGACCGAAAACGGGCGTCTCCCCCGTGAATGCCGCGCCTCTTTTTGGAGACACAACACAAACGGAGACGACAATGGATTTTTCTACCCGCATCGCTGAATCTCGCACTATCGATATTCTGGACCCCGCTACTTAGGAGCCGATTGGTCTGAAGATCGACCTTCTGCCACTGACCTCCAAGCCCGTGCGCGAGATCGAGCGCAAATGGGCGAATGACAACATCAGGAACCGCTACAAGACCGTGACGGCTGAGAAGCTGGAAGCAAAGGCGCTGGATGTCCTCATCGCCGCAACTGCCGGCTGGGTTTGGGGTAAAGACGCGTCTGGCGAGGAAAACACCTTCGAAGGCAGCAAGCCGGAATTGACGCCGGATAACGTTCGTCGCGTTTACAAGAAGCTCCCATGGATCCGCAAGCAGGTGGACGAAGCGCTCGGCGACGACGCGGAGTTCTTTCGGGGCGTTGCGGGAAGCGCTGAATAACGCAGTTCGATACCACATCCGCTACAACTCGAAGAATGCGGATGGCGAAACCCGGGCCGAGTACAACGCTCGGTTCGGAATGTCCGAGCTGACACCACCGGAACCGGACGTGCCCGACCTATTCGCACACGTCTGGGGGTGGTTTTGGGAGATATCCGCCCAACGCTCAAGCGGAATGGGCGGCCCAGAGCCTATCGCATGGCGCGATCTATCCGAATGGTCACGCCTGACTGGCAATGAGTTAAGTCCCGAAGAGCTACGGGCATTGCTGGAAATGGATGGTGCGTTTCGCCAAGCGGTGGCTGACGAGC